AAATGTTTGTATACCTGCAGAAGCTCCTACTGCACAAACGTCTTGTGTCATTGAATTATAAGAGGGTGCTCCTGCACTTGGAGGTGCAGATCTTATATCTGAATTAGATGTATTAGTTGTTGTTGAAGTTGATGTAGAGCCAGATTCATAAGTCGTTGCACCGCCGGTGTATCCACCTTCAATAGCTGTGTTAGATCCAGAAACATTGGTTTGTGTTGAACCTGCATAGGCTGCCGTTGAACACACCCATAGTATAAAGAATAATAACGTAGATAGATATTTCATTGTTCCTCCTAGAAACAATTCATTTTATCTATTTCAGCTGGTTTCCCATTTTTAAAGAACCATACATAGCTAGATACAACATTGCCTTCATCGGTAACAACACATTGTTTGCCTACCGAACAGGCGCTTAATGCAAATAACAATGCTAATACTAAATATAATTTTTTCATTGGCACCATTCACAATCGTTCGTGTCATCTATAACAAGTTCGCCAGTATTTACTGCGTTATGTTCATAGGTAGCTTGTTCAGCCTGTTCTCCATTACAGTCACAGTTGTCACATTTACATTCTTCGTGACTTGCTCCTTCACAGTGGCATAGATGCCCACATTTTTTACAAGTTTTATCGTTCATCTTTTCTTTTAGGCAATCCGCTTGCCAACCATTTAAGATATTTATTCCATGGCCAGCAAATGACACCCCATATTTTTTTAATCATCCTTAGTCTCCTCAATATTATAGAAGAAGTTATCACTATCTTCTGTTTTCCATTTACGACTATCTTCAACATTCCATTCAGTGGTTTGAACTTTCCAATCGAATGGTATTTCATCCCTCACCGTGAAAGATGGTATGCTCCATATTAGTCTGTTATTTGGCTGAGCCGCATAATTACCATTATCCAATGCTAATATATGTGCGCACTTATGTTCGTGCGGAATTTCCGAATGATCGGTATCTACTATATTACTCTCTGGGTGGCCCCAGTCAATAGTAAAAAGATAGGCACCAGAGTACCATTTCTTATCTTTTCCTATAAATTTACCTGATTGTCCGTCTAGGACATCATAAGAAGTAACAGCAGGATAATAACTAAAACAATTCCAAAGCTCCAACTCATCAAGTCGCATCCTAGGAACTTCTTTGACATTAAAGTCTTTTTGGATAAAGGCAGATATCGGCAAACGGTAGTAGACAGCACCGTTTTCCATAATTGCATGAAAGAGTACAGGACGCCCTGTAATCGATGCCATGCCAAAGATAAGGCAGTCTTCGACTTCTCCATGATGTTCTTTAAGGTCATAGAGATACTCTCTCCTGATCTGTGCATAAGTCGCAGGAATATTTGCATTTAAGTATGCCATTTAACATAAAATCCTTAAGTTGCTAAAAAATAGATAGCAACTAATACTACCACTACAGCGGTAGATATTTTTGGATTAGCTTGTGCCAGTGTCCAAAGTTGTTTTACTTTTTCCATGTTTCCTCCTAATCGTAAATACTACCCCAATTTTTTCCTGATTTATAATCAACTTTATTAGGGATAGCTAACTTAACAGCATTTTCCATAATCTCAATGATTTTATTGGCATGTTCTTTAGATTCTACTGATAGATCTAATTCATCATGGATTTGGATATGAGCTATAATACCTTCTTTGTATAAATCAAGCATTGATTTTTTAGTCATATCTGCTGCTGATCCTTGTATCAGTTTATTTAAAGCTTTATAAGTAAAAGCTCTTCTGATTCTATTTTCTCCATATTTCTTAACTGCATCTTCCCAAGTCATAGGTGTATGCATTCCAAATTGTGCTGGTTCCCATTTATTAAATCTACAACCTCTTCCAAGTAAAGTTCTGATTTCTCCTTCTCTTGAGGCCCACCTGGACGTTTCATTCATAAGATCTCTGACAAATGGAACTCTGTCGTGATACTGGTTAAATAATTGTTCTGCTTCTTGCTTCGTGCTTAAACCTAATTCTGCTTGTAACTTGGCTTTGCCCATTCCATAAAATAGCCCAAGGTTAATGGTTTTCGCTTGAATTCTACTGATGCCTGCCATGTCTGCAACAGTTTTATGAAAATCGATATTGTTGTTAGAATAATTATCTACAATTTCTTGGACTGAATTATTTTCTTTTATTACAGGAGTTGTTGCTGCAAAATGTACTACGAGTCTTGGTTCTTGCTGACTGTAATCGAAGCATCCCCACTCGCAACCTGATTCAGGGACAAATAGAGATCTAATCAGTGGACCTAAGTCTTTATTACGAGCGGGAATTTGTTGTAAATTAGGATTAGAATACGAAAATCTACCAGTGACAGTGCCACCTTGATCTGATCTTATTTGATTTATGTCAGCATGTATTCTACCTTTATGTTCATATCTTAATATAGTGTCTATAAATGTTGTATGAGCTTTATTAATTTCTCTAGCTTTAGCAATTTTTTTAACTAGAGGATGTTTGTGTTCAGAAAGAAAATTTTTTGTAAACGATGGAGCTTTGGTGTTTTCAGTTCTTTTATAAGACAATTTTAATTTGTCAAAAATCGTAGCAATAGATCTTGCTGCCCATATTTGAGCATCTATCTGTGTTTCTTGTCTTATTTCTTGCAATAACCCTTTTTCTTGTTCAAGCAGTTTTTGTTTTAATTGGTGAGCTTTTTCAATATCTACTCGAACGCCTTTAAATCTCATATCTACTAAACAAGGAAAAAGTTGAGTTTCTAAATTAAAAATTTCTGTTAAATTATCTTTTCTAATTTCTGAAGAAAGTCTTTTAAATAAATCTAATGTAAGAGATGCGTCTTTTTCTGCATACTCACCAACATATATAGCGGGTAATTTGTAGAGTTCTGCTTTAGGATCTATACCCCAATTTTTAGCTATTTCAAATAATGTAGCTTCACTTTTTCTTTCCCCTAAGTATTCCCAGCTTAATGCATTTAAAGTATAACGCATTCTATTTTCATCAACCAAAGAAGCCATAACCATAGTGTCCATGATATGACCATTAACTTTTATTCCATAAGAACGAAGCCAACATACATCATACATAGCATTATGAAATATTTTTGTAGCTTCAGTTGCACAAACTGCTTTAACCCATTCTAAAATTCTTTTTTTATCTAAATTGCCTCCACCTTCATGACCAAAAGGATAGTATTTACACCATCCATCCACAGCAACAGCTACTCCAATAATTTCGCCATTACCAATAACAGCCCCTGATCCTTTAGATTTTAAATCAGGATCTTTTGTTTCTAAGTCTATTGCTATAAGTTTATATCCGCTTAAATCCGGAAAATTGTCTGGAGCTATCCATTCAGTTTGAGCTTCGAACATCATATTTTATAGAACGTATATTTTAATGTTAGTTCTTCTCCTTCTTTAATGTCTTTAATCGTGATTAGGTTCCATACATTAAAATAGTAAACGGGTTGCTTATCCTCATTAGTAAATCGTAATTTAACTTTTTCGCAGTTAGGGTTGTCCTTGTGATTAATAAATCCTCCAAGGGGAGTTCTGATAAGGGTATCACTGACTTTTATATGCGTCATACCTAGATTCTTTCCCTGTGGAATGTCTTCTTTTGCAAATAACCCAATGTCATGAATATCAGAAAATCCTAAACGTAATTCTTTAGGTAAAGGTTTATACATCGTAGTCTCTTTCAATAATCATTTCAATATAGTGAATAGCTTTTTTCAAATCTTCCTTTCCTCCTTTATATGCGTGTCTGCAGATGTATTTTATAGCATTTCCTTCTGCGAATAGCAACTTATTGTCATTTATAAATTTACTCGGCTGAATTTTCATTTTCCTATAATGTGATCCTCCGATTTGTGTTTTATAAGCACTCATGCAATCCTTCTGTTTCCAATTCTGTAATAATATTTAGTTTCAGGATTTAACCAATAAACTTTTTGTTTTGCTCTAGTTATGGCAACAAACCACATTCTATGTTCTGTGTCTGGATCTCTTTTTGCACTTTTCCAAGCAGGTCTTGGCATATCTGGAAAAATAACAACATTTTCTGCTTCATCTCCTTTTGCTCCATGGATAGTTCTGATTCTAACTCTCGCTTTCTCTTTTGGATTTAAATCTTTCTCTACATTTTCAATATAACTAATTTGTCCCGGGTTTTTTATAAGATCAAAACAATCTTGCCACTTGCCTTTACATAATATACCATATTCAGCCATTAATTCTTCTAAAGTAAGCTGCTCGTTTCTTGCTTTTTTTAATTTTTTTAAATTTTCACCTTTTGGTTTTATCTTTTTGCCACTCATATATTCCCAAATATCTTTAATCTCTTCACCTCGTATAGATTCTTTATTATTTAATTTTTTCCACACTGTTAGTGCTTTTACTAATTTCGGTGGTAAAAGACTGTTACCTTTGTCAAAATAAATATTCTTTCTGTAAAAATGCTCTTTAACCTTTTTAACCATTAAATTATCTTTTTTCCATCTAAATAGTAAAAACCATTGTCCTTTTCTGTAATCTAGATTATGAAACAATTGGTTAATTATAAAGTCTCCTTCCTCTCCTTTTGGCTCCCATTTTTTAGGCATTCTTTCTTTTATACATTCTAATATTTTTTTTGCTTCATTAAAAACTTTTTTGGGAACTCTTCTAGAAAGAGTGGTTTCTTTGTCATCAACTGTTCCCTTTAAATCAATAAAAGGTTGAGGGTCAGCACCTTGAAATTTAAAAATCGTTTGGTCGTCATCTCCTGCAATATAAGATCTTTGACAATGTTCTTCGATGTAAAAAAACATTTCCCACTGCAAAGGATTTAAATCTTGTGCTTCGTCTAGAAAAACTACTTCTAGATTCAAGTTGTTCATTATTTTGTCTTTTTTAAATAAATCAATCATGTCAGCAAAATCAAACATTGGTTTATCTTTTTTATACTGGATTAAATGATTATTAAAAATTTCTAGCTTGGAATATTTAAAATTAGGATGGTCTGTCAGCATTTCTTTGTGTTGTTCCCTGAGAGATTTTTTTCTACATCTAGAAAGATTAACAGCTTTTAAATATTGATTTCCAAAAGTCATAACCCCGTCTTCATTTTCTTTTTCGTCGTAAGGGAATCTACTAAAATAATCATTTCCTTGGCTCTTTTGAATATAGGTTTTAAATCCGTTCCATTCTTTCCCGGCTAACAAATTGTTTTTTGTAAATTTTGTATTATTTCTTTTTCCCATAGCATGCATCGTAGAAAAGAAAGTAAAGTCTTTATCTAATTTGTATTGAGGAAATTCTCTTGCGATGTCTGCTAATTTTCTTTGAACTTCTGAAGTAGGATCTTTGCCAAAAGTCAAGTAAGCTATTTTTGATGGATGTGTACCTTTTCTTATTTCTTGTCTAAGATAACTGTTTGGTCCTTCTATTAAACGATAGGTTTTTCCAGTTCCTGGAGGACCAGGAATAATAGTTCTTGTTACTTCTTCTGCCATTTAGCTTTCTCTATTTCTGGAGCCCGAGTATCAATTTCTTTTGCCACAAGTTCTGGCATTCTAAAAATTCGAACGTCAATTATTTTATCATTTACTTTAGGATAAATCTTATCTTCTACTGCACCGAATTTTTTCTTAAGTAAACGAACGGTATTGATTCTTTTAACATTCCATTCATTTGTATTTTTAAGAAATTTCCAAAAGTCTTTAAATTTAAAATAACTTGTTCCATCTTCAGAGAAAGCTGAGCCATTACATATATCTTCTAGTTTATTGCCTTTGTAGGCATCCGTTATAAAATCTTCTAAATGATCTCTTAACATGTTTTCAGGTTTTAAACTTTCAGGGGCTTGTATAAAAAATTCTTCGTCATCTTCTGTTTTAGGAAATAGTGAGGATAAATTCTTTTTCCATATTTGTTGTCCTATATGTGGTAAAAGCACATTTATTTGTTCCATACAGGCCTTAGAAAACTCATCAAATTTATACAAAATATCAGTTTGAACCTCTACAGTTTTACCATTAACATCTAAAAACCATAAAGGAGGTTCAGAAGTATA